TAATAGATTAGGTGCGCTTGAGACCTTAAAGACGAAGGTTTTGGCTGTAGCTGGAGTCGTTGGGCTGGCCTGCTCAATGGCGTGGGATGTCCTCAAAAACCGCTTTAATTGATAGGGAGATAATACAATGGCAAATTTCACAGCAGGAACTTCATTCTCAGACGGCGTTACCAACGATGTAACGGCGGCCAAACTCAACGCCCTGGTTGCTGATGCTGTGCCTACAGTTAATCTTTCCCTAAACAGTACTACTGGAACCATTGCTACTTTTAATAGTACAACTGGAACGATTACTGGATTAAGAAGTACTACAGGCACTGTTGCTACGCTTAATAGTACAACTGGAACAATTACTGGATTGAATAGTACTACAGGCACTGTTGCTACGCTTAATAGCACAACTGGAACAATTGCTACGCTTAATAGCACAACTGGAACAATTGCTACGCTTGTCGCAACTGGAACAATTACTGGATCTACAAATGTGGTTAATATCGGAAGTGGGCAGATTTATAAGGATGCGAGTGGAAATGTTGGATTGGGGACTTCTAGTCCTGCTTACAAACTTGATGTCAGCGGTCAAATAGCATTGCAATCAAGCCAGCCTGCAATTATTTATTTAAAGACAAATGGCACGGCAAATAATAAAACAATAAAAAATAATATTGATGCAAGCGGTAACATGGTTTGGCAGGCACTCAATGATGCTGGTTCTGGTGGAGGAAACACTTTTTCGCTAATAAGAAGCGCAGAACAAATAAATTCAATAGAGGCGCAATCTGGTGGAACTAGCTGGTTTAAGATTGATAACAATTCGCAAAATGTTGGGATTGGTGCGACGACTCCCGATAGCAAGCTATCGGTTTATGGAACAAATACTTCAGACAGCGGTGCAATTTACACAGCAAACATTTTGAATACGGCAACCGCTGTTGCTGGAGTTGGCTCTGGTTTAGTATTCGGAACAAATATAGCAACGTCTGGAACAAATAATGTTGCAGCAATGGCTGGAATTGAGGGAATAAAAGAGAACGGAACAACAACTAATTATGCGTCAGCATTAAAATTTACAACAAGGGCAATGGGTGGAGGCCTTACAGAGAAATTGCGTATTGATTCAAGCGGCAATGTTTCAATTGGAACAGCAACTGCCCTGTCAAAGCTTCACGTTCATGGGGACTTAACAATGAGCAATGCGACTACGGCAATAACAGCATCAACAAGCACAATCACTCCTCCCGCAACAGTGGCTGGCTACCTAACTGTATCAATCAATGGAACCAGCAGAAAGATTGCATATTACGCAACATGAAAACACTTATATCAGACACAGATCAAGAAGTTATTTATCAGTTTACTTGGGAAAGTGATTCCAAGTTTACCAATTATATTAAAATTGAATCCGATCCACAGCCAGATTATGATGCAATCTCAACTGAAGATTACAACAGATGGCTTATTTGGCTTGGCGTTGAGCAGGCTTAACTAAATGACCCTAACCGAAATCGCCCAATTTGCGGGTGAGAAGATCGGCAAGACCGATGCCGATACGCTTACCTTCCTGCAAAAGTCAGCCAGCCTAAACTATAGGCGGGTCTGGAACTTTGCTCCCTGGCGCGAGACTGTCACCACATCTACCTACGATGTTACCGCTGGTAGCAGGACAGTTACCCTTGGTTCCAATGTAGAGAACCCGCTTTCGGTTGCTTACAATAATGCAGAGTTGCAAGCGATAGACCTAGCAACTATTGTCAGCCAAAACTCTTCCTTACTTGATGACGCAACCACAGGCACGCCTGTCTTCTTCTACTTCAAGGGACGCAACACAGGCGGGACAGCCGAACTTGATCTTTACCCAATCCTAGAAACTACTAGCACCAACACTCTCTTGGTCGTAGAGAAGCTTCAGTGCCTAACCAGAACCAACTTTGTCGTTGACTTTCCTCCCTCAGCCAGCGCAATTGGCGATGAACTTCGCTTACCCCATGTCAGTCACGTTGTCCTTGCGCTAACTCACGCCGATGCCCTAGAGCGTGAACGCCAGTATGCCAAGGCGCAAACAGTTGTGCAGACAGCAAATTCCGACCTTTCTGCAATGGCTAATTACGAGTTAAGTCAAGTGGGCGGGATGAAGCAGATTACGCCATCAAACTTGGGCGAACTTAGCATTGAGGAAATTATCTAAGTAGGCATTTTAATATGCCCTATTATAGCGACAATTTAGATGATCTGCTTGCTATAGCAGCATCCACAAGCTTTGAGGGTGGTCAAGTCTCTGGCGTTACACCCAATTTAATTGGTGACAATCAAGCCAGCGAGCTTGTCAACATGACCATCAGCCCAAGTGGAAACTTGGAATCTCGAATGGGCATAGAACAGATGTCTGCCAATTTATCGGCAGGCTCAACAGTGCAGGGGATGCATTACTTTGATTCTCCATCAATCGAGTCCTTGTTTGTGGCTTCCAACGGAACCATCTTTCGATCTACTGCGTCATCTACCTTTGCCACTACTGGCGGGACTGCAATTAACCAGAGTGCTGAAGTTGACTTCTCTCAGTTTAACAACCGAATGTATTTCACCGATGGAAGTAGTAACCTTCATTTTTCAGATGGCACAACAGCGTATCGGCAAGGTACAAGCATTCTTTCGATTACTGTTACAAGTGGTGGAACTGGTTACACATCAGTACCAACAGTAACAATTGCCGCGCCAAATATTGCCTACGGAACAACTGCAACAGCAGTAGCCACAGTTGTTTCAAATAGTGTGTCGGCTATTACTGTTACCATTGCTGGATCTGGATATACGTCAGCACCAGCAATAACATTTACTGGTGGCGGTGGATCTGGTGCGGCGGCCACAGCCAGCGTGTCTAACCTTGCCCCGCCTGCACTTCGCTTGGTTAGGCAGTTTACCAATAGAATCTTTGCGGTAGGAACTGGAACAGATAGAAATACTTTGTACGCATCCGATATTTTAGATGCAGAGGTGTGGAAATCAACTAACTCAATTATTGTGGGTGGTGATGATGGGGAAGATATTGTTGCGATCCAACCATTCTTTGATTATGAGATTTTGGTTTTTAAGCCTAACAAAATGTATCTAGTTACAGTTGACCCAACATCTCCTACTGCTTCTGGTTGGTCAACAAGGTTGCTTAATGACAAAACTGGTTGTGCCTCTGGCCGAAGCGTTAACTTTGTCAATAAAGATGTGTTCTTCTTGTCTAACGATGGGATTAGGTCTGTGGCCAGGTCAATCGCTGATGATTTTTACATTGTTGGCACACCAATTAGCGAGCCAGTTAAGAACATAATTTCCAGAATCAATAAGAATTATATTTCGTCATGCAACTCTGCCTTCTACAATAATCGCTATTATTTGGCTGTTCCCCTAGATACAGCAACCACGCCTAGCCACATATTGGTTTACAACGCCTTGTTTAATTCGTTTGAGGGGTTGTGGAGCATACCTACGGCTAGAATGGCTATTACTAATTTCGCCTCTGGATTTACAACCAACGCTCTAAAGCTTGCAATTGGTAGTCCGACCAGCAAGGTTGGTCATTACCTTGGATATAAGGATGCTGACTCCGCAGATGCAACCTCCGATTATGTTGACTACACTTCTACTGGCAGTTACACCAGTTCTGTGACAACCAAGGCGTATGAGTTTGATGATCGCATGGCACAAAAGTTTGGATCGCATTACGAGGTTGAGTTCTTTAATTCTGGTTCAACTGCGGCTACGATTAGTATGCGTAGAGATACCGATGGTGCAGACGTTGCTGTTGCGACTTCAGTTGATACCAGGTCATCTGGCGGTATTACCTTGCCATTCACACTTCCAGCCACCCTATCTGCAAATACTGTAAAGCGGGTGGCGAGCAGTTTAAGGTCATACCAAAAGTGGCGTAATATGAGATTTGCCGTATCCACTCCAGTTAAGAAACTATCAATCCGAGGTGTATTGGTTGCAGCCAACCCAGACACAATCCAGATACAAAGTAACGTATGAACGCTATGGAATACGTTGAGCTATCTGGCGTGCCAGAGTCTCGCTGGCCTATCTTTAGGGAGTGGTTTAGCTGGTACAATCAGCGTGGCATGGTTGGGGTGGCTAAGGATGGCGAGGAAATAGTGGGGGTATC